ATATTGCCCTGATAACCCACTGCCATGCGGTGCTAAGGTTTGGATCGAAACTGAGTTGGAGGTTGTGACCGTTGGATAATATACGTTTATTTGTGGATCATTTTATAGTTTATTCTGAAAGCCGCAAGGCCCTCATTTTAAATTCTGGTACTGCTTTAGCATTTGAAAATAGCTTACGTGATCTTGTTAATACTCAAATGAAAGAAATACTAACTGATCGCATGAAGCACTATGATAATGTCCTTCGTCTTGCTGAACCTCACAAGCATGTTAGTCCTCAGTATGAACGCACCAAAGATGCTTACAATACTTTAAAAGATTTACATAATGATATTGCTTTCTGGGGAACCAAATTTATTGAAAGGGATCTTTAATGCAAAACGTAATTGACATGTGTAATCACATACTTTATTATTCCACAATCTATTGTGGTCTTGAAGATCTCAGTGATGAAATGCAAGAGGATGCTCTGCGTTTAATGTTAAAGCATGGCGAAGAGTTTCCTGAATTTTTTGTTAGACTTTATTTAAAAACTCAACTGGAGGAAGTCAATGAGTGTTACTGATACAAGGGCAGAATTTTGTAGTGAGGTTGATGATTGGTGGTGCCAACTGTTCGCTTTAAGAATAGGCGTTAGTCCTCCATCAGAGCGTGTCAAGTTTAAGTTTATTAATTTTGTAGAAGATCGTTGTTCTGAAGTAGGAAGTTGGAGAATACAAGATAACGATTTATCTATGTTGTTTGCTGAGTTTGTTGATAGGAACTGTGAGTGACAGAAGATATTTTAAAACTAAAAAGTTTCTTATTGAATCCAAAACGCAGCGATGAGTTCGTCACTTGGTATTATTTAGATGGCTGGAGATTTTGCACAGTCAAGGTTGGGAGTAAAAAGGCTTCAGTAACTCCTAAGTTTGGCAGGGGTAAAATTACTTTATCAATCAGGAAGTTAAAGGAGGAACTTAATATACTTTATTGGTACGCAGCAAGATGTGATGCCAGTAGGATCGCCAAAGAAGAAGGGCGAAAGAAAAGAAAATTACGGTGGGAAGAAAATTATGCTTGACATGATTGTCTTTAGTCCGTATAATACGCAAACCAAAACCAAACGCGAGGTATAAAATGGCAGTACTTGAAGGAACCGCTTACTGGGCTTTCGTAACTTCACCCAACACTAAGTATGATCCGTGCTACACAGTCAACTTAGTAGTCGATGAGTCTACCGCTCAGAACTTTGAGGATCGTGGATTCCCTGTTAAGCAGATGGAAGAAGGCCCTGCAATCATTATTAAACGTAAGGTCAATGGGCCTAACGGTATGATTCGCAAGGCTCCGGGCTTGATCGACACCCGTAAACAAGATATTGATGTAAGTGTGGGCAACGGCTCTCATGTTAAGGTTCAATATAAAGAGTGGGAGTCTCAGTGGAATGGTCGAACCTACAAGGGTCTTGACTTTATGAAGATGCAAGTTATAAAACTTGTAGAATATAATGATCCGAATGCGGATGAGTTTGAGATTGAAGATGAGGAGGAAGCGGAACTATGAGTGAAGCTAAGAATACAGTGACCTATAAAGACATTGAGTACAATGTGTCAGATTTATCTGATCGTGCCCAGCAACTTGTAGGTCTTGTGCAGATGGTGCGTGAAGAAGCTGGTGGTCTACAGGCCCGACTAGCTATCCTTCAAGGCGCTGAAGTAAAGTTCTCTGAGGAACTTGAAGGAGAGTTTGATGGTATGGTTGATGAACCTGATGATCAAGTAGAACTAGAACTCTCTGGTCTTGACTAAACAAGAGGGGCTTCGGCCCCTTTCTTTTATGGAGACAAAATGGCTTTTGTAAAATTTCATTTGCCTTGTACGAAATGTGGTGGCAGTGATCCCGTATCTGTTGATGGAGACGGACATGGTTATTGCTTTAGTTGTAATACTTATCTTAGAAACTACGAGGATGGCGGTGTGCCTGACCAAGTTAGCGATTTTAAAACTTACAAACGTAATTCAATGAACTATAGTGATGGGGATTTCCACCCACTAACTGACCGATCAATCTCTCTTGACACTGTAAAAAAGTATGGTGTTAAGTCCATAACAAATACTTCTAATAAAACTATAACTCATTTCTATCCATACTATAATGGCAATGAAATGGGAGGCGCGAAGGTTCGTGATGTCAACGATAAAAGTTTTATGTGGGAGGGTTCTCCAAAAAGCACTGGCCTGTTTGGGCAGCAAGCATTCCAAGCTGGCGGTAAGTTCGTTACCCTAGTAGAGGGTGAGTGTGATGCTATGGCAGCTTACGAGTTGCTGGGTTCTAAGTGGCCTGTACTATCTGTTAAAAATGGTGCAGGCGGTGCAGTCAAAGATGTCAAAGAAAACTTAGAGTTCCTTGAATCTTTTGATTGCGTTGTTATTAACTTTGATAATGACAAGGCTGGCAAGGATGCAGCTAAGAAGGTAGCAAGGGTCTTACGTCCGGGCAAGAGTAAAATATTACACATGCCTGAAGAGTTTAAAGATCCTAATGATATGCTCAGACAGAACAGTAAGCAAGCTTATGTCACGGCTTGGTGGGCTGCTAGGCTTTATACTCCCTCTGGTATTATAAATGTTTCTGAGATGGATGATAGTTATTTTAATAGAGAGCAGCTAGAATCTATACCCTATCCTTGGAACGGCCTCAATGAAAAGCTATATGGTATGAGGCAGGGTGAACTAGTAACTATAACGGGAGGCACAGGGCTAGGTAAGACTTCTATTACCAGAGAGATCGAACACTTTATTATTAAGAATACTAAAGATCGTGTCGGTATTCTAGCCCTTGAAGAAAACAAGAATAGAACTGTGGATGGTATTGTTTCTATTGAAGCTAACGCAAAGCTCTACATCAATCAAATTAGAGAAGAGTTTCCAGAAGAGCAGTGGCGAAAGCACTACGAAGATCTTTTCAAAGGTGACGCTAAAGATAGACTGTGGATCTATTCACATCTGGGACAGCACGATATAGAAGAAATATTTTCTAAGCTGCGCTATCTAACTATAGGCTGTGATTGTAAGTGGGTCATTGTGGATCACCTACACATGCTCGTATCTTCTATGGCAGATGGCGATGAACGTAGAGCTATCGACAGTATTATGACTCGCCTTAGATCTTTAGTGGAGGAGACAGGTGCGGGAATGATTCTTGTTTCTCACCTGCGTCGAGTAGAGGGTAATAAAGGACATGAGCAAGGCGTTACTGTTGGCCTATCTCACCTGCGAGGGAGTCAATCTATAGCCCAGCTTAGTGACTGTGTGATCGCACTTGAGCGTAATCAACAGAGTGACGATCCAATAGAGGCCAGCACGACACACGTAAGAGTTCTAAAATCTAGATACACTGGTGATGTTGGGATGGCTACACACTTGCTTTATGATAATGAAACTGGTAGACTATCGGAAATATCATCTGATGAACCAGATGAGTTCTTTGATGAACAGGATGGGATACCGTTTTGAACTTAATATTTGACATAGAGACTGATGGGCTAGACTACTCAATTATTTTTTGTATCGTGGCTTATGATATAGATAATGATGTGCTGTATAAGTTCAAACCTTCTGAGTTACAAGAAGGCATTAGTTTATTAAGTAAAGCAGATAAACTTATAGGGCATAATATCATTGGCTTTGATATACCTGTAGTGAAGGATCTATATGGTGTAGACCTGTCTGAAAATACTACTATAAGAGATACCTTGGTACTATCTAGACTTATAAATCCCACTAGAGAAGGCGGTCACAGTCTTGGATCTTGGGGTATGAAGCTAGGACAACGTAAACTAGAACATGAAGATTTTAGTCAGTACTCGAATGAGATGCTAAAGTATTGTGTTAATGACGTAATGTTAAATGCCAAAGTGTACAAAATATTGAAGGCTGAAGCTAAGGGATTTTCAGCACAATCTGTAGATATAGAACAAAGTGCCTATGCTCTTTTAGATAAACAAAGAAAGAAAGGTTTCTTATTAGATTGGAAGCATGTCCTCTCTCTCAAGGCTGAACTAGAAGAAAACATCGAAGTAATTAAAAAAGAAGTTCAGAAAGAGTTCAAGCCTAAAGAGGAGGTGTTTACACTTCGGATATGTTACAATTCTGATGGGGCCATTTCTAAGTTTGCAAAGTGTAGAGAGTTGGGTACTCGCGTCAGACTTAATGAGTCTGAGTATGAAACTATTTGTAAAGATAAAAAGATAAAGAGAACTATTAAACATTCCTTTAACTTAGGATCTCGTAAGCAAATCGGTGAGTATCTACAGGACTTTGGATGGAAGCCTAAAAAGTTTACACCTACAGGACAGCCAATAGTAGATGAAAAAGTACTAAATAAAATAAAAGATATACCACAGGCTCAGTTGATTTCTAAATACTTGATGTTGCAGAAGCGTATAGCTGCTGTAAAATCTTGGATAAAAGAAAGCGGTGACGATGATAGAGTGCATGGTTATGTAAACTCTAATGGTACTATTACTGGTAGAATGACGCACAGTGGGCCTAACATGGCACAGATTCCTAGTCTCTCTTCTCCGTATGGAAAAGAATGTAGAGAGTGTTGGATAGTTCCTGAAGGGTATAAGCTCGTAGGTATAGATGCCAGTGGTCTTGAATTAAGAATGTTAGCACACTACATGGAAGATGAGGATTACACAAATGCAATCATTAACGGAGACATCCACACAACTAATCAAAAGCTTGCGGGACTTGAATCAAGAACTCAGGCAAAAACTTTCATCTATGCCCTCCTATACGGGGCAGGAGATCCTAAGCTTGGTACAGTGGCTGGAGGAGGTAGAGAAGTTGGTGCAAGACTTAGAAAATCTTTCTTCGATAATCTGCCATCATTCAAAGCTCTTAAAGATAGAGTTGGAAGAGCAGCTAAAAAAGGATACATTAAAGGCATCGACGGTAGGAAACTGATAGTTCGCTCTGAGCACGCGGCATTAAATACTCTGTTACAAAGTGCTGGCGCAATAGTTATGAAGAAAGCATTGATTATTTTTGAAGAAAAAATAAAAAATATTGACGCTCATGTTGTGGCTAATGTACATGATGAGTGGCAAGTTGAGACTGAACAAATGAGTGCTGACGTTGTAGGCAACTTAGGTGTTGAGGCAATACGAGAAGCTGGCATAGCTTTTAAATTAAAATGTCCTTTAGATGGAGAGTTTAATGTTGGAGACAACTGGTCGGAGACACACTGATGCCTGACATGGACGAAGAAGATGAAAGGTATTTTAGATTAGCAGACAATGAAGCAGATGAAACTTTTTTAGCTTATGATTACGGCCCTGAAAGCTGGAGAATAGATCAAAATAGAATCCGCTGGGTGTATGTAACCGAAAATATGTGGGTGTCAGAACTAGGAGGTTGGGAAGAGTGGTAAATAAAATTAATCCAAAGACAGGTAAGCCTTATTACTATAAAGACAATCCTGAAGCTGTGAAGGCTAGAGACGCTCGTAGAATGTGGGTGAATGGTAAAGAAATTTCAAAGTCTCATCCATTACATAAGGCTGGCAGATACCAAACTTTAGGTGACGCTGCCTTCAGTTCACTAAAGGGATATGAAATTATTAAAGAGGGTGAAATTTATATTCTGTACAATCCATCTTTTCCGGGGTGGATAAAGGTTGGTATGGCCTTGAGTTCAGAGGATCGGTTAAAACAATTTCAGACAAGCTCACCATACAGAGACTATAAAATAATTAAATCCTATAAAGTTGAAGATCGAAGATTGGCAGAAACACAGGCGCATAAATTATTAGATAATAAAAATCGTAAGGGCGAGTGGTTTTATATGAGCCATACCCTAGCTACTGAAAAGTTAGATAAATTATTTTGTGTTGGAGAACAACTTGAACTCTTCTAAAAACTTAGATACTTTAATCGAAGACATTTACTCTACAATAACTATTTTATCTGCTGGAGAAGAGCTAGACATACCTACTGAGATGGTAGACGAGTTTGGTGAGCGAATGAAGGATGTGATTCTTCACTGGGCACAGCCTCACAAACAGAGCAAAGGCTTGCGGATGAGTAATATAGGTAAGCCTGCTCGACAGTTCTCCTCTTCCTCTCTTCTTTTC